ATTAGAGGTAAGAAGGGGGAGCGTAGAGCAACCTCATTAAGAGATGCTAGGAAGGTTAACGCCCTACCCTCAGTGACCCAGATTCTCAAGATCCTCCACAAGGAGATGCTTGTGAATTACAAAATTAACAAGGCTCTGGAATCTGTCATGAGACTAACTCAAGAAGCCTCCGAATCAAACGAGGATTATCTAGCAAGGGTCTTTAAAGATTCAAAGACCCATTCTTCCGAGGCTGCACTGACCGGAGAACGGCTCCATGAAATAGCATCTCAGATAATTCTTCCAGATCACCACTTCTCGGGACTCGACCTCTATAATCCTGACGAGACCTTAGGGAATGGGTCAAAGGCTTCATGTATCGTAAGCCCCATGACCGAGAAGCTCAATAAATGGACGGGAGGAGAGTCAACCGATCCTGAGTTCTCAGAATTCTCAATCTTCAACGAGAAGATTGGATACGCCGGATGCTGTGACGGTCTGATTTATCTGGACACAAGTGACGACGAGATTAAAGAAAAGCTGTCCGCCGCTGGTCATGATGAGTTACTCAACCGAGGATTGATCATTGCTATGATGGACATCAAATCTAGAGGAGGAGCGACGAAGAAGCCGCCTATCTACGAGACAGATCTCTTGCAGCTAGCGGCATACCTTCACGGTGTGAATGAAACCCCCAACCGTGGCTTCAACGCCACATCGGAATCAATCCCTGTCGCTAACATCCTTGTCAGCACTGACCCCAGAGCATCTTGGGACACCGAAATTATTATTCACCCAAAAGAAGAAGTTGACAAATCATGGCAAGCGTTTAAGTCTCTTGTGAAGGTTTGGCAATTCCTAAAGAATTACAACCCAACAATAACTAAATAAGATGATGAATATAGAAATCGATAAAGGAGTCCCGATCCCAAAGCCAAACCCAGAAGGACGAGGCCGACCTGCCCTCTACCCGTTCAAAGAGATGGAGAAGGGTGATAGCATTTTTCTTCCAATTGAAGGGGAGGTGAAAGGTAATCCTGCTGCGGCTAGATTCAGGGCTTGCGTTTACTCTCACGCATTCAGATTCGAATGCAGGATGATCGTCAGAGAAGTCGAGGGAGGACTTCGATGCTGGAAAGGCGAGTTCAAAAAGCGCGGGAAATGATAGAATACCCAAAGACATTTGAACAATTCGAAGCCCAGTGCTTAGACAAGGCAGAAGAAAACGGACTCCTCGATGGTGAGTCACTCCTTAGTCTGGTCAATCGGAGTCGAGAGGGAGTCGAGGAAATTAGAGATGCCCTTTTAAAAAAGAAATGGGCCGCTACTGATGAAATTCGCGAAGAGGCTATTAATGAGTTTGAGGGCGGGGTAGGAAGCACCATCGAAACCCTCATGCTTATCGCCCACTTAGGAGGGGCTGACGTGTTGTCGTGTCTCTCCGTCAAAAACCAAGAGATCAAATAAATGAATATTGAAGAAATTAAAAAGTTAGAAAATAAAACGTTCCTCTCTGAGTTCAAAGGAATCGTAGTGGTTCAACACCCCCCAGAGGAACAGAACTCAGGGGACAAAAGATACGGCCACCACCGACAGAAGATTGAAATAGCTGATGACTCAGGAGATCGGATCTCAGTGATCATTACCCAGAAGGAGATGCACATCCTTGATAATATTGAGGGTTCTGAGATTATCTTTACGAGAGCTAGTCCAGCATCAAAGGATATCCGTTTGGATAAATGGGAATGGGAGGGTAATGACAGCTTTGCAATCAAATTGTATCGCAATGCTAAGATGAAAGTCACCAAAGCCACCCAACAAGAGGCTACTCCCTCAGTAACCCTTGTTGGAGTCACTGAGTTTGAGAAGTCCCTTGCTCTGAACGCTTATGGATACTCGCTTTGCTTGGACACGGCCTCAGAGGTTGTGTCGGGGAGGAAGCATCTTAAAGATGACGGAGAAAGCATCAGGGCGATTGCGACGAACCTTTGGATGGGTTGCAAGAATAAGATCCACACCCTCGTCCCCGAGAAGCCAGTTGCGGAACCTAAGCCTGAACCTAAGCCTTCTAATTCTAAAAGTAGTGACAAGGAACTCATTTCCAAATTGATCAGCGGGATTACTCACAAGGCTTTATCGCCGAAGTCATGGGATGCCCCATCAAAGCTCCCCTCGGCTCTCCTGAAGATTCGGGACGAGGTTATCCAGAGGGCTGAGTTCACAGGGAAACAAATGGTGGGTATGTTCTACCCGCTCTTCCGAGATAAGATGACGAGCGTCTCCCTTGGCCCTGCTGATAAGCGCAAAGAGACATCCGAGACTAATATTGGAGAGAAGGTGATGCTGACTAAGATCCTGAAACTGTGGGAGGAACTTGAGATCCCGAAGGTGATAGAAGGTCCTATCGATACCGTGGAAGCCCTCATCAAGCATACCGAGAAGGTTATTCCAGACGCGCTGGATTCCAAGAAAATCAAATAACAAAATGACAGACAACAAAAAGAAAGACGGGTTCTTTATCTTAGCCTCCTCACCGGAGGATGATCCAATTGCTTTGGACCTTGATAGCGGGGAGCTATATCTGAACAAGAAGGAGTCAGAAGAGGGGGAGAAGGTCATGTCCCTAACAATCCCCAACGGGGTTGCTACGACATCAACGACCGCTCTTGCTCTTAAGAGGCCGGATTGGATGAGCGAGTTCTTCACCCAGATGGATGACTATGTCGGATCCTCCTCAAAGAATGCCAAGATCGACGAGAATGGTCAGTTGCACCTTGCTCCGAACATTACTGCCTCCGATATTAAAGCGGTTTGCGGTAACCTGACTTGGCTTTACGAGGCTCAGTATCGTCAGAACAAGGAGATACTTCTTTGGATTGGGGAGATAATCTTGGATCATATTGCTAGATCTACCGACGACGTATCCATCGAAGGGGCTATCGAGGATCTTGGTTTTCTCTCGCGAGAAAATGGCTTTAGATGGAAACTGAAAACTCTAGTTAAGTGGCCAATCGTCGTTAAGAAAATCCCCATTGCTATTCGTCAGCTTCCCATCCCAGCGACCTACCTCACTGAGGCGGCTATGTTTGGTGGCCCCGATGATCTTAATGATAAGATCAAGTTCAATAACGCCCGTGATGCCCTCCTTATCTCAGTCTCTCAGAAACCTGATTCTTGGTCTAGGGAGCGCTTCGTGAATTGCATGAAGGAACTTCAGGAGAAGATGGGGATTGAAAGGAACAGGACAGAAGGGATCTCCGCTTTAAGGGAGAGACTTATTTCTTACTACCGCCTCAAGTCCGTTGCCGAATCCTCAGGAGACCCTAAGGGGTTTTGCGAGAGGCAGAACTTGGACTATGCTGACATCAATCAGTGGATCTATTCGATTGAGGGGGAACTCATTTGTCGAGGAAAGCTAGACCCTATTCCTGAGAATAGCAGCCTCACTGGAGACGGCCTCACTCAGGCCGCTCGTCTTCGTCTTGAAAAGAACAAGGATAAGCTGGAGAAGATGAAAGTAGGAGAGGAGTAATTTATGAGCGATCAAATCAAAAAACTCAAGTCGGAGATCTATGATCTGAAAAGCGAGGAGGGCTTATTAAGCCATATTTGCAACCACCCCTTGATCCTAGTTGAGAACCAGAACGTGTCTGGGATCTTGACAGGAGAGAGGAAGGAGTTGTCTGAGATTATTTACTCTCTGGCGAGTTCAGGGGAGCAGTTGTCAGAGGACTCTCTTTTGGCGCACAAGGCCGACGAGGGGCTTATTAAACTATTCCTGAAACTCTCCCCTAGTCTTCCTAAAGTCTCCGCTAAGAAGCTTATAGAGTCACTGAGAGACACCACATCAAAGAGAGAGGTAGCCAAGGGGGCTTCCGAAGCTTTCTCCTCGTCATCTGACTCCAGCGTAACCGCTTTGGAATCTATTGAGATGATCGAGAAGGCAGCAGCTAAGGCAAGGTCAGCGCTTCAAGGACATGAGACAACAGGTGGGGTTTCGCACGTCTCGGACACTAAGGAACTCATCGAGGATATCGTATGGAGGGCGCAAAACGCAGGGAAGGTCAAAGGGACAACCTTTGGCTTCCAGAGAATGGAAACAATCTTGGATGGCTTGCAAGCTGGATGCCTCTATCTAATTGGAGCTAGACCATCCGTAGGGAAGACTGCCCTCATGGGAAACTTTGCCGTAAACCTCGCCAACGCGGGGATAGGATCGATGATTTTCTCCTGCGAAATGTCCAAGTTGCAATTGCAACAGAGGATACTCGCCACCCTTTCAGGGGTTAACCCTAGGAAATCCTTAAGGTCCGCCCTTATTAAGTCAGAGCTTGATCGTTTAAAGAAAGGTATTCAAAAGATGAAGACGTGGAGCATCGAGATCGATGACACCGACCGTATCAATATTGAACTCCTTAGGTCCAGAGCTAGGCATGCAGTTGTGAAAGAAGGAGTGAAGGTAATCTTCGTGGATTATATTGGACTCATCAAAGGGGTTGAAGCGAAGAGCAGGAACTCCAAGAGGGAGGAGGTGGGAGAAGTATCAGGAGGACTTAAAGCCCTATCCAAAGAGCTTGGAGTTCCCGTGATAGCGCTGGCTCAACTCAAAAGGACCGGCAACGCCTACAACGGAAGGTCAGGAGAGACAGAAGCGCCCAGACCGACTCTAGAAAGCTTGAAGGAATCTGGGGACCTTGAACAAGACGCTGATGCAGTTATTCTATTGCATAGGACAGAGAACGAAACTTGCGCGATCATTGCTAAAAATAGAAATGGCGAATGCGGTCAGGTTGAACTCTCGTTTCAAGAGGAAGTCACCTCGTTTACAGAAGCATCAATCCAACCAATTTATTAAATGACAACACTACAAGGAGCATTCGCGGGAGCCATCGTTATTCTAATTCTAATCTTCCTCTCTGGGATTGAAATGGAAAGGGGTTTACCACTTTGCTTTTGTGGTGTTGTTCTTATAATCGGATCAGCCGCTGGAGCAATAATTGTAAAAGCGATTATCGAAGGGCCATAGTTAACAATAAGCAAATGCCATCAAATGCGAAAGTCATCAGTGAAGCAGGTTATGAAGAATGCCCTGACGGCATCTGGCGCCAAAAAAGTAGCGCACCTCAGAATAAAACAAGTGGGGCCAACCCTAAACCAAACAAAGGGCGCTCATTGGCAAAAAATGCACAAGTGCCGAGACCTCCAGTATGCAAAACTATTGCAATCGTTACCATCCGAACAGTCAGACCCAGAGACTACGACGGACTGGGAGCCTCAACAAAATACTATCTGGATTCCCTTCGCCATTGCGGATTGTTCGAAGATGATTCCCCAGACCATCTTGAAGTCGTCTGTTGCTCAGAACATGTCGGAAGTTTTCAGGAAGAAGAAACGCTCATAGAGCTTTATCAGATCCCACTTTAATTCCCGAGCATACCATCGTTCAGTGAGTTACTGTGATTTCGTCAAGTGAGTACAAACACGGTTAAGCGATAAATCAAGACGTAAAATAATACATATCGTGGGAGTAAGGTCGCCCTCAGAGAAAAACCCTCCCCACTTTCATCCCTCACATCGTTCGCATATCCACCCAAGCGTGTAGTGGTGGTAGAGGTTACAACCACATTTACAAACCTTTTGATCAGTGTCCACGTAGTGAGTCAATCTTGCTACCTGCCCGTTATCAAAACTGTGAATAAATGCCTCAACTGCTTTGGGGCTACGATACCCCTTCTTTGCATGCCATGAGTCAGAAGCTGAGGGGCTACGCAGATACTCAGCAGTCACCCCGATGAAATCTTGCCCAGCCATGAATTTTGCCGTCTGCTTATGATGAATGTGATGAAGATAAATGTATCGATGGATGCTATCACTCCACATACTGGGTCGCTCTGTCGCCATTAGTAGCGGTGTGTCAGCAATTTTAGCGCCATCCCCATGACTGAAGCTCAAGAGATTATTTCCGTAAGCCGTGTATTTGCGATGAGCAATCGATACGTCGAAGGTTATATTTGGGCTTTTCCTGAAATGAGACTTTACCGTCTGAGCCAGCATAAACCCGCTCATAAAATCATGGTTAGATGGGCAGAAAATGATCTCGACGTCAGCAATAGGCAAGAGCTTCTCGATAGCCCTGATATACATATCCTTAGCAGCCAAGAAAGCCTCATGCCACTTTCCGTCCATGTCTTGATTCGTTCCTCCAGTCGTAACGTTGGAGCTTGATGAGTCAATGTGGAGACAATCGTTACCAATCACGAATATGATCTTGTCCAAAGGGAAACCACTGGCTTTCTGTAGTAACGAATCGATCCCCGTATCAACGATATTAACTGCCTTCTTTGTATTGTAAGTCTCCCCAGACTCTTGATTGACCGCTAGCTTCCCTACGTGGATGTCAGCAGGATCTAAAATAAGGCAATGCGGGTTTCTGATCTTCTGACGTTTGATTTTCCGAATCTTCGGAGAGTATTTCTGTAAGTCTTTGATGATCGGATCAAAAACATCTTCCAATTGCAACCCGTCTGTTTTGCTAAAGATGCTGAATTTTTCCGACTTATACCAAAAGTGCTTTACGTTTGAGAGCGAAAGACCAGCTTCATCGCATTGATTTACCAGATCGCTAGCAACTCCCTTTTTCCGAAGTTGTTTAATCAAAGAGTGTTCATTTTCACTTAGTCTTATTCTTGGGACTTTCATTCGTTCAATCGTTTCATCTAATATTTTCTAGAATTCCCAGTGTGGGACTTCCTAGCCCCGTCCGACCTATTCGCGCCGATAGAGAGGATTCGAGTATTGTTGTTATTTAGCTTTCCGCTCTTTGAAGAATTAGGGTGATCAACATCCTTGCCTTGCAACGCTTCCTTGCCATGAATTCTCACAGCGGCGTTATGGGCAGAGTTCCTTTGCGCTCTCCGCCTTTTTTGGTCTGGCTTACTATTGTATTTCCTCTGTCTGATTGAGTCAGCAGTGGCGCTTGAGCTTAGTTCTCCTTTTTTGGGCATGATTAAAGTATTCCTTAAAACTCCGTCGTGTGCAATTGCAACTTTAGCAACCAGTAGTGGCTAAGTATTTCTAATAGAACCCTCTTCTCCCCATTAACCCAGAACCTCTCCGAGGAGAATTCCCTTTATCAAGCTCTCTCAGATCCCTTGGTAGCGGTAAATCTTGAATCCTGTTCCGGTATCTTGTTGCCTGTTCAACGCAACATAATCCAATTCCTGCACTCATAACATCATCATCATGAGAACCCTTGAGGGCCTCGGCCCTCCCCTTCTTGTTAATACAGAAAGATTCAAGTTCTCCGACCAAGTGTAGGCAATTCATATGAACGCCTCCTCCGTCCTCACCATAAGATCTGATGTTTCTTGCTAGGGTCTCTTCGATTTGCAATCTGGTTGAGCTTGAGGTGTGCCACCCAAATGCTTTCGATCGCTTCTGGTTTACGTGGTTAAAGATTTCTCTTTGGTATAAAGGGACATCCCCTTTAGCCCTGATAAGTTCGATGAATCCACGGTCGCAGTTAATCTCACTCACCAGCAAACACTTTCCATACCACAGGGACAACCTCCAAGACCACTCCGCCAGAACATCAATATCCCAACGGCATTCTGGTATAATCCTAGCCGCCAAGGCTGGGGGGATCCACCCACGGTCCCTGTCGAAATAACCCTTCCTCCAGACTAACACCGAGTGCATGTCGGGGTCTTTCCCGCTGACCTGAGATTGACCGGTCATGAGGTCTGAGCTTATGATGTAGTGGTAACCGTCTCTCGGTTTCTCCCAAACATGGAAAATCGCCTCGTCTTGAGGAGCTTGCATCCAGCTAACGACTTTGCCGTTTTGCGATAGCTCCAAGGTCCCATAGAGAGGATCTTTGGCCGAAGCGTTCTTTCTCTGCCACTCCAAGCCGTCCCTGTCAAATCTAGCTCTAGAGGAGGCTCTGAAAGCGTGTTGCGGGGTTGTTGGGAATTCCCTGTCAAACTTAGTTTCATCTCCGTCGCATTCGCTCTCAAGGATCTTTCTCCTCCAGCTAATATGCCCAAGGGTAGGCTGCATCTTTACCCCAGATTTATTGACGCAGGAATATCTACTCATCAACTCCTTCTCGGTGGCTGTGAGAGACCGCCTAAGACTCTCGGACTGAACCCTAGTTAAAGGGTCAATAGCATCGTCGAACGCATACCACGGGGCAAACACGCGGATCCATCGCCCCTTCCATTGACCCGCCTTGAGCATCTTGACATGGTCCCAGTCATCAGCATCATTCCAACGATCATAGAACACCCCAGAAGGCCCTTGAGCGGTTGACTCAAGAACAACTGCGGTGTCGGGAAGATCTGGAACACAAGCCATAACACCAGTAAGAATCTCAGAACTATCTCTGGCCGGGGTGTCTTTCCAACGTCCAATCTCAGTTGCTAAAACAAAGTGGAATGTTCCAGAGCGACCAGCCTCCGAGTCTTGTGCTGTCTCTTTCTCTAGGATCGAGCCATTACCAAAGAAGCCGCGCTCATTAGTAATCCTAGCTTGCTCCTGATCCCATTTCATCTTGTCATAATCAGCATAGCGACGAGTGATCTTCCATAGGTTGTCGGTCTGTGAGAATTCACCACCGATAATAAGACCATTAGTCTGCCTTCTTTGCAACATGTGGTAGAGACAAGCAGTCGTCACTGTGGATGACCCTTTCTGTCGGGGCTTCAAGATAATGACCCTGCATGGATACTTATTCTCCCTACACCACCGAATAGAATCGCATACCTGCTCCTGAAGGTAATTCAACTCAAGGGTAAGTATCTTACCGTTCTTAGTGAGGATCTTACCGAATTGCTCAATCCAAGCATCTTCGTTCTCTTTACAAGCCGCCCTTAGTAAGAGGTCGGCTTCCTCGTCAGATAGATCTATGGGAATTTCTTCGAGTTCAGGCATTGTATTGGTCGGGCCAGCTCTAGCTGGTCTCAGTTAAGTCAGTTCAAAAAGGACTTTAATAACATAGAAAACAGCTATTCCCGCAGTAATCGCCGCTACAAATTGAATCGACGGTCTGACAGAGGGAGGGGGAGTTTTCATTGGTGTTATTTTAAACGTTTAAGGATTCGTTCGTAGGCCGGAAAGAAAACCTCATCGATGCAGCGGATACAGGCTTCTTCCTGAAAGCTCTCGCAAAACGAGATTCCCGAGATGTGGAAGGAAGCGTGGAGCATCTCATGGCGAAGGGTGGTGATGAAGTCTTTGTCAGTCAGGCTAGCATCAAGTTGTATTGTCTTTTTGTCGTGGAAATATTGGCCGTAACAAGAATCCAAATCAATCTTTTGGATCTTGATCCGTTGACCGGCAATCATGACTGACTTTGGCGATTTCAATTATTCAATATCCTCTCTGTCAGTTTTTAAAGTATTCAATAATCGCCTCTGCGTAAACGTCGGCCAGAAGCGAGTGTTTGGTTTCAAAAAGAATCCATTCCTTCGGGCTGCTTCCGAAAAACGGCTCACAAATCACGGCTGGTGGAGGGACCCCGCGCAAGAACGACACGCCTCGCTGGCCTGATTCGATTGGCTTGATTCCTCGATCCTTTTGAACCTTGAAGGTATCGAAATGAGCTTTACGAAAACACTCAGCCAGACGTTTCCCCTTATTGCTAGAGCTGTAGTAAAGGTATTCGTATCCCTCAGCTCTTGTGCTTGAGTAGCTATTGAAATGAAACTCAATAGCAATGTCGCATTTCTCTTTCCCCACGCTCTTTGCTAGCCATCTTATAGCACGGCTGTAGCTTTCTGCTGGATAGTCGTCAAACACGACAGACTGAATACCTTGATTCTTTAAGCGGCTCTGTAAGAGATCAGCGATCTTCTTGTTGTAATCCCATTCATCAACCCCGCCGACAGAGCGAGCGCCCTTATCTCCGATCCGGCTGTGACCCACACAAATAGCGACCCTTTTGAGCTTGCTAACCTTTTTCCTCTTTGCAGCTTTAGACGCTTTGTAGGCGGTTACCCAGCTAAGGATCTTATCAAGTATTTCGCTCAGTTTCATTTCCCGATAATGATAGCGCGACGGTAACTATAATCGCTATGAAACTTCTGGCCGTCACCCACAAAGATTCCCTCCTTAAACTGATATTCAGCACCCTCAATCAGAGTTACTGTCGGTGGATCGTAGAGCGCACTTCTGTTCAAAGCGGAGGCGTCTTGATAACCTCTCGATACGCAGCTTGGCAGCAGGACTGCCATCAGCAGCGAGGTCGTCAATTTCGTCTTCCAGAT